CCGAGAGAGAGAGATATGAGTTGTTCTGGGATGAAAGCAATTTGACTTCCCTATGCAGTCATTGTCATTCGGCTGTTAAGCAGGCAGAAGAGGGAGGTGGCAGAGCGTATGATACGGCGTGTGGAGTTGATGGATTGCCTGCTGATAGTCGGCATCCGTGGGCGAGTAAGAAATGAAGGTTGACAACTCAATTTATTTGGCTAATGATATCAAGGGGATAGGGGTACCAAGATTGTTAAGATCCTTTTCGATTCTGTAAACCGCTTGGTACTCTTGATTTAGTGTCCGACAAATATGAAACAGGGGTCGAATATGAAAATTGAAACGAAAAGAGTCAAGCTGTCCGACCTTAACCTGAACCCGGACAATCCCCGGACAATCAGCACAAAGGATATGGACCGGCTTGTCAAGTCATTGCAGGAGTTCCCGGAGATGATGGAGATCCGCGAGGTTGTTTGTGATGAGGATTACGTTGTGATCGGCGGGAACATGCGAACCCTGGCCTTGCGTAAGGCGGGGGCAAGCGAGGTCATTGCAAAGATCGTCACTGGCCTGACCCCGGAACAGAAGCGGGAATTTATTATTAAAGACAATTCGGAATTCGGAACTTGGGACATGGATTTGCTGAGCACCTGGGATGATTTACCCTTGACCGACTGGGGTGTGGATTTGCCGGAGGATTGGATGGGCGGGGGCGAGACAACAGGATTGACCGACCCCGATGAAGTCCCCGAACCCCCGAAGGTGGCTATCACAAAGCCGGGCGATATTTGGTTGCTGGGGAAACACAGGGTAATGTGTGGCGATTCGACAAAGGCCGAGGATGTGGAACGGTTGATGGATGGGGTGAAGGCGGATATGGTTTTTACTGACCCGCCGTACGGGATAAGTTTAGACGTTAATACTGATGTCAGTAATAGATCAACGCCAAAATTCAAAAAGCCAAATCAAAAAAACTATACACAGATAATTGGCGATGATGCCGATTACGATCCGGCGCATATATTTAGAGACTTTGGTTATTGCAAAGAGATATTTATTTGGGGCGCGGATTATTACGCGGAAAGAATAGAAAAGAGAAACGAGGGCTGTTTTTTTGTATGGGACAAAAGGCAAGAATCAAGTGATTCAATGATCGGCAGTTGCTTTGAATTATGTTGGAGTAAGCAAAAGCACAAAAGGGAAGTTGTCCGTGTTCTGTGGTGCGGATTGTTAGGGACAGAAAGCCAAGATGTTAGAAACAGGATACACCCGACACAAAAACCAATTCAATTATGCTCTTGGTTTATTGAAAAATTCAGCAAAGAAGATGATGTGATTGCCGACCTCTTCGGCGGTTCAGGCAGCACCCTCATAGCAGCCGAGCAGACAGGCCGGACAGCGTACCTCATGGAAATCGACCCACTGCATGTCGATGTCACGGTTCAGCGCTGGGAAGATTACACTGGCGGAAAGGCAGTATTAGAATAATGGGACGACAAAAGAAACCTGCAGCACTCAAAATCATAGAAGGCAATCCCGGCAAGAAAAGGATTCCGACAGAACCGATTCCTCCGGTAGGTATGCCTACCCTCCCTGAGTTCCTCGACGAATATGCAAAGACGGAATGGGACCGGATAGTAGATGGCCTGTATGCAATGAAAGTCCTGGCCGAGATAGATCAGCAAGTCCTGGCGGCTTACTGCACAGCATACTCAAGGTGGAGACACGCAGAAGAAGAGCTTCAGGCACTTGTTATAAATGGCGGAGTCATTGCGGGGCTGGTTCATAAGACAATATCAGGCAACTACATTCAGCAACCGTTGATCGGGATAGCAAACAAGGCGGCGGCGGATATGGTTCGCTACGCTTCCGAGTTTGGAATAGGGGCGGCGGCAAGGGCGAAGCTGGGGGTTGATCCTGGCAAGGGGAAAGAGTCCAAATTTACAGGCTTAATCGGAGGGAAAAAGTGACTAAGCTAAGATTTTTAAAAGTTAATAATATCCTTAGCTTAGTCAACATGCTCCACGGGTGGGGTACTGCCTTAATCTCTCCACCAATCATTCGAAATATTTCCCCATTCTTTAGAGATATCTTCCTGCGCGTATTGATCGGAAATACCACCTCCCAGAAGCTCCGGGAAGACTTTATCACAAGTTGCCACCTTCTTCGTGAGACCGGGCGGCATTTTCTCAAAGATTTCGTCAATCATTCCCTGGAAAAAGTCACAGAGTTCAGGGCTGTCGTCAAGATCGAACTGTTCAAGGCGTGGGTTTCTATTCAAGTTCATGGAAGATCTACAACAGAAATTCCACTTATTGTTTCTGAGCAGGAAGAACTTTGCATGATTGCGGGTCATGCGGATGTTGTCTTCTCCCCATGCCTCAATCACGGTTGGGAGATATTTGGGTTGTCGCCCTGCAAAGCTACGATCAAGGCAAAGACTGACAGATGTAAAAGTTCCCTTGTCAATAAGCATCCCAACATTCTGAGTGTCCCTAATCCCGGTGGACCATGTGGAGACAGTGAGCGAGGCTGGGCCGATTTGGTCAGATACAGCTCTGATAAGATCGAGGAGCGAGAACTGACCTTTTGTCACTCCGATGATACTGCAATCTTTTGTGAGATCCCCGATGCAATCCTGGGCGGATTGATGCGGTGCAACTTTGATAATTCGTTTAGGCGCTTTACGTTTCATGGTTTTTCCTTTCTGGGTCTTCCGCCCTTTTTCCCGTTCTCGCGGGCGGCGGCGGTCTTCTTCTCCGATTTCTTCAAGCCACCTTTGCGGCCCAAAGTCGCGGCGCCCAGTCTTTCAAATTCTATCGCCTTTTCCCCGTCTGTCATCTTATCCCACTTTAATCCGGCCCAAAGTTCGCGGCCTGTGATTTTCCCCTGTTCTGCTTGTTTTTGGAGCTTGTCTCTGCTTGTCATTTTACATTACCTCCTCTTTCGTTTCTTTGTGGCCGCCCTTGCCATCGCTTACAATCTCTTCCCACGTCACCGTGATTGCCCCGGTGGCTTGGTCGAATTTGGCGGTGTGGTCATACCCGTCGCCCCTTGTGCGGAGATTGCCCCGCGCTATCTCGTTCAGCATGGTCATAGGGTTGGAGTTGCGATTGTCGATCCAGAATGTTGCCCAGTCAAGACCCTGGACAAAATCAATGGCCTTGGTTGCTATGGCGTTACCCTCAAACTGTGTGCGGATAGCGTCAAAATTCTGTTTCATGATTGCCTTGATTTCCTCTGCCCATTTGATTTGTTTTTCAGATCCTTTCATTTTCCTTACCTCCCCTTTCTTGATTACAGAATATCAAAGCGTTTAGGTTATGTCAAGGAAAAAATGCACTTATTTTCACTTTTATTAAAAATAAATATGCCTGATATTGGATAGTTATGAAAAAAAAGATAAACACACAGAGGGTCAACAGGATCATAGCATTTATCGAACAGCTTATTGTTCCTTCGGGGAAAGGGGAAGGCACCCCGTTTAAGCTCCGAAAGTTTCAAAAGGATTTTATCAGAGATGTTTACGGCCCTGTGGAGGGTAATAAAAATCGGATAGTAAGAAGGGCGATCTTGTCTCTGGCCAGGAAGAACGGGAAGACGGCACTTATTGCTTGCCTTGCATTGGTTCATCTTGTCGGCCCGGAAGCGATTATAAATGGTGAGATAGTCGCTGCCGCCACGGAACGGGAGCAGGCTGGAATAGTATTTCGTTACGCCTGCCAGATTGTTCGTGCCGATCCTGAACTTGAGTCTTATATTAAGATCGTTGATAGTACCAAGACTATGGTTTGTTTTTCCAATGGGTCTGTCTTCAAGGCAATCAGTGCCGAAGCTGGAAGCAAGTTTGGGATGAACATATCATTTTTCATATATGACGAGCTTGCACAAGCGAGAAACCGCGATTTGTATGATGCTTTGGACACAGCAGGCGCAGCGAGAGAAGAGCCATTGTCTATTGTTATTTCTACCCAGTCAAACGATCCGCAGCACCTTCTATCTCAGCTTATTGATGACGGGCTATCAGGGGATGACCCGACAACCGTGTGCCACCTTTACGCAGTTCCTGACGATGCAGACGAAGCGGAGATATTCAAGAACATCAAGCTGTGGCGGCTGGCAAACCCCGCGCTCGGAGACTTCAGATCCCTTCCCGAAATGAGGACGGCAGCAAAGAGGGCGAAGAGAATGCCAACCTTCGAGGCGGCCTTCCGAAACTTATATCTTAACCAAAGAATTGATGCCCAGGCCCCCCTCATTCCACGCGCCGAATGGATGGGATGCCAGGGTGAGTACACCATCAAACCAGAAGAGGGCCTATATCTCGCCCTCGACCTCTCAGGAGCGCAGGACTTAACGTCCCTTACAGGTGTTACCGAGGGGAAGGATAGTCGCGTCAAGGCATGGTTTTGGAAGCCTGAAGCGTCAATCAAGGAACATGAGCTAAGGGATAGAGTGCCTTATACCGTATGGGAGAAACAAGGCTACATAGAAACGACACCCGGGAGGGCGGTACAATATGAATGGGTGGTGGAACGTATCGCCAAAATCGCAACGGAATATCGTATTTGTGGGATAGCCTTTGACAGATGGAGGATTGATATCTTCCTGAACGCCTGCAACCGGGTCGGATTAAATGTTTACGTCGAGGGGAAGGACGACCCGATAGATGGGGCGATAAGACTTGTGCCCTGGGGGCAGGGTTTTAAGGACATGGCCCCGGCGATAGATGCCTTTGAGGTTTCAATACTTGAACGCCGCCTTGTGCATGACGGGAACCCGGTCTTGACGTGGAACATTTCTAACGCCATGACCGGGAAGCCAGATCCGGCAGGGAACAGGAAATTGGATAAAAGTGCCAGTCGTTTCCGCATTGATGGAGCCGTTACCCTAGCTATGGCGTTGGGATTAAAGGCAAGGGACATGATCGTGGAAGTGGAAGAGTCGGCGTATGCAAACATGACCAAGGAAGAAATACTTGAAAGTATGGCCTTCTAATTTTATTTAATAATAATTAAAAATAAAGCTTGACATTACATCCCCTTTGATATATTCTGTAATTAAATAAAGGGGAGGTAA